TATGGCAGATATTAAGTACTGGACGTATTAGTGTGTCAGAACCTAATCTTAATCAAATACCAAGTAAAGGAGATTTAGCTAAAGTTATTAGAAGTTGTTTTATACCTAGAGAAGGATATAAAATAGTAGGTGGTGATTTTAGTGGTATGGAATTAAGGATTATAGCTGAATTTAGTCAAGATCCATTATGGGTTAATTCATTTATAGATGGTAATGATTTACATTCAGTTCTTTGTGCAGCAACATTTGATATACCTATTACAGATGTAAAGAAAGAAACACCATTTAAACCAGGAGTTACTTATAGAGATGTACAGAAGACAATCAATTTTGGATTAGCTTATGGTATGAGTAAATTTAAACTTGCTGATACAATGCAAATTGAAGTAAGTAAAGCCGATGAAATCATTAAAAAATTCTTTAAAGTAGTACCAAAAGTAGAATCATTTTTAAATACATTAGGTAATCTTGGTAAAAAAAGAGGTTATATAAGAACAGCATTACCATTTAGAAGAATAAGATGGTTTCAAAATTGGGATGAAGCACGTAATCCACATAATCCAAAAGGATTTGCAATTATGGGTGAAATAGAACGTGCTAGTAAAAATACTCCTAAAATGTATGGGAGAATTAAGTTAATTACTTAATTACAAAATGGGTGAATTGCTAGAAAGCTAAGTCTATAAAGATATGCTAACCAGCAGCCAAGTCGTTAACCATTTAACGGAAGGTTCAGAGACTACTGGAGGAAAAACGGGTTTCCTTAATAACCAGAATAAGCGCCCATAATCGTAAAAGTTATAATATATTTGGTCAAGAATACACTAATTTGAGTATCTTCGTATTAAACACAATACAAATGGATACCAAAGAATGTAAAAAATGTAACACTATTAAAAGCGTTTCTGAATTTTATCCTAATGCTTCTGGTGGAAGTGGTGGATATGACGCATATTGTAAAATATGTAGATATGCGTATCACAGAAGTAGAAAAGATATAATAAATAAACAACGATCTGAAAAAATGAAAGTTGACGCTTTGCACAGAGAAAAAGTACTAAGTCAAAAAAGAGCATCTCATAAAAATAATTTAGAAAGGGCTTTATTATCAAGAGCTAAAGCCAGAGCTATAAAATGGGGATTACTTTTTGATATTACTATAGAAGATATAATCATACCTGAAAAATGTCCATTATTGAGTATAGATATTATACCTGGAAGTAGGGGAAATTATATGAATACTCCTTCTTTAGATAGAATAGACAACGATCTAGGATATGTAAAAGGCAATATTGCTGTAATAAGCATGCTGGCAAATAGCATGAAAAACGCAGCATCTATAGAATTATTAAATACTTTTGTTGCAAATTTACCAAAATATCTTAACAAGATTAAGAGATAGTCCGACACTTTGAGAAATCAAAGATTAACAGGTGATACAAGGCTGTAATGGAGATGTTATTAAATTAGCTTTATGTAAAATACAGAAATATATAGATGACAATGATTTACCAGTAAATATATTATTATCTGTGTATGATGAAATTCAAACTGAATGTAAAGAAGAATTTGCAGAAGAATGGAAACACATATTAAATAATTTAATGATAGAATCAGCTCAAGTAGTAATAAAAACCGTACCAATAGTTGTAGATTGTAAAGTATCTGATTATTGGGAAAAATAATTAATTAAATATGAAAAAAGAAACATTATACAAACAAGCAGAAGCTTTTACTGAAAAAGAAATATTATTTTTAAATAGACAATTAAACGGTTTAAAAGATGAATTAGATAAAGAATTGGCTAATAAAAAATCAATGCTTGATTTAATGGACACTTTAAAAAAATTTTCATCTGAAGATGGTTTTGCTGTTATAGGTGTAAGAGAAGTAGGTAAAGATAAAGAATTAGATATTAATAGTTTTGAAGAAAAAGCTAAAGAATATTTAAAAACTTTTGAAGAAAACTTAGAAATACTTACATCTATATCAAATAAATTTAATGATTTAGCTAAATTATTTGATAATAAATAATTATAATACTATGACAAAAATTCTAGAACAAGTTAATAGAAAATCTATGATAATTAGATATTCTGGTAGAAGTACTGACTATATTAGTCCAAGTTTTGGATATGGATGTCTTTATAATTGTAGTTATTGTGTAACACCTGATACTTTAATAACTACTCCAACAGGGGTAAAAAAGGCTGGAGAAATTCAGGAAGGAGATCAAGTAGTTTCTTTTTCCCTGGATACCTTGAAACCTGAAATAGACTTAGTGACTGCAATTGGTCAACGGGATACTGATGAACTTTATGTAATTGAAGTAGCTGGACAAACTGTGATTGTAACTGGTGAGCATCCTTTTTATACAAAGAATAGAGGGTGGGTAAAAGCACAACATCTAACTGAAGATGATGAACTACTTTGTGATAATCATGATTTAAACCAATAATATTGTTTTTATCATAAACATCTATGTTGGCTATTTTACAAAACCATCTAGGTATAATATGATGATAATCAATATTGTTTGTTAAACCTGATACAGCACAACTGTTGTAGTTTAAACTTTTCTTTAACAAGTACCAGTCATTAGATTGGTACTCTAAAGAAACAGATGAACCATCTAAGTAATTAGGATTACCAGCACCTTTATATCTTCCAGATATAATCTTGCCTTGATTCTTTTTACCTATATCTTGGGAAGTACAATCTTTACAGTAACCAGTTCTAGCTTTAGACTTAGGTGATTGTTCTCCACAAAATCTACAAGTTACCCACTTAGTACTAGCAGAGGGAAGGCTTTTATCTATTAAAAATAATGAGCCTTCAAACTTCTTCATAGTTCTAAAGTCTCTCTTGTAAAATCTACCAGCTTCTTGAAAGGTTCTAAACACAGGTTTAGATGCTTGATTAAACATCTCAGTATAAATTTTTTCACAGGTATTATTACAAAAGGATGTATCCTTTTTTGTAATTTTGCCACAATAAAAACAGCTCATGGAGTTAAACTTTAAAAAGATTACTAGTATCACAAAGATACACAAAAAAACCAAGGTTGTCAACTTTTCTGTAAAAACTAATGAAAACTATTTTGCTAATGGTATTTTGACTCATAATTGTTACATGAAAAGACATAAACCTGAAGGATTATCCATAGCTAAAAATACTATGGATATTCTTACAGAAATAAATAGTCACATATGGTTTGCTGATGTAGAAAAACCTAATCAAACTCATTCAGAATTTATAACTTATGATATTTCTTGTAATGAAGACTTTGCTCTTCACGCAAAATATCATGAATGGGAAAAAATATTTAAATTTTTTAAAGAGCATCCAAAAGCAATGGCTAGTTTTGCTACTAAATATGTCAATCCTGATTTAACTATATTTAATCCTAAAAATAAAGTAAGGATTAGATTTAGTTTAATGCCTCAAATATATTCAGATAAATTAGAACCTAATACTAGTAAAATAATAGATAGAATTAAAGCAATAGATGCTTTTATTGATTCTGGATATGATGTACATATAAACTTTTCTCCTGTAATAGTAACTAATAATTGGTTACAGGAATATGAAGATTTATTTTGTATGGTAAATGATTATGTTGATTATAAAGATGTAGTTAAAGCTGAAGTTATATTTCTTACACATAATAAAAATAAACATCAATATAATTTAATAAATAATATATCAGGTGAAGATTTATTATGGACACCAAAAAATCAAGAAGATAAAACTTCTCAATATGGGTGTGAAAATATAAGATATAGATATGATTTAAAAGCTGAATATATTAAACAATGGACAGATATTCACGATAAAATTATACCGTGGAATAAAATAAGATATATTTTTTAATTATGTTTAAAGTAATATGTATTGACGATAAAAATCGTCCAGATGGTATACCAACATCTAAATGGGTTAAAAAAGACCAAGAATACACTGTTATTCATATTGGTAAATTAAACTTACAAGGTGGTATATTAGGATTTAAATTAGAAGAATTAAACATTGATGATTGCTTTCCATATCAATTTTTTGCTGCTACAAGATTTGCATTACCAAAAAAAGATAAATCTTTAATAGAAAAAATTGAAGAAGATTTAATAATAGTGTAATTATATGCTTATATTAATAAGTATTATGTATGATATATTATTCATTAACTATTGTTTACTATACGATGTTATAAGATTAACTTACAGGAACTCATTATTAAAGAGTATGAGGGTGGGTTGTAACGTTTTGCAGCTAACAGAAGTGGCTGCTTGTAAGAACTTCTGAATTGAAAACCAATGCTTGTAGCAGCCATTTTTGTTAGGTGCTGTTATAGGTAGTAAAATTTACGGATTATGAAAGTAACAGATTTTATTGGTGTAAAAGCCAAGTATGATGAAGATGGACAATTTATTTGGGGAATTGAAAAAGATGGAGGACATCAAAAACTTGCTGATTTAAGAGGTTGGGGAGCAATTCAAAACTTATTCATCAATAAGGATAAAACTATTGATTTAGATGCAGCAGCAAGTTTTCAAGATGAATTTGGCAGATGGATTGTCGAAGCTATAAATGAGAAATTGGAACGGGAACAATAGTAAATTTTATTACCTATAACTTGTTTATTGCCGCTATAAATACACGCTTATACAACTAAACTAATAATTATGAAAACACAAGAAGAAATAAAACAATTAGCTGAAAGTGAATATGGAACTGATATAGAAAGTATAAGAGGTAGTAACCCTTATGATTTAGAGAAAGATAGAAAAAATGGTTTTATCAAAGGCTACACTCAATGCCAAGAAGATACAGAACAAGAAATAAACAGACTCAAAAAGATAATGATTGAATCAAGTAATCAAGCTATGACTTGGGAAGAAAAGTATTGGCAACTTAAAAACTCACTAAACAAACAAGACTAATATGAAACAAACAGCAGTAGAATGGTTATTACAACAAATGGATTTAGAAACTATTTCCAAGTATGACAAACAATTAGTACAAGCCAAAGCAATGGAGAAGGAGCAGATAATTGATGCTTATATTGATGGAGATGTATCAAAATTTAATGAAACAGCAGAAAAATACTACAACCAAACATTCAAACAAGACTAATATGAAAACAAAAACAATGTGGTGGTTTCACTTTTAAATACATAACAAATGAAAATATTTAAAGAATTAAATAAACTTGGTTACAAGCATTATACAGAAAATACTGTTGAAGAATTAGATGATTTACCATTAGACTCTGAAGAAAGAATAATGGAACAAGCTTTGGTTTTGAGATGGTTTAGAGAGAAGTATGGTTTATTTTATGATAATCTTAATTATATAGGAAATGTGTGGAAATTTACAACATACTCAAATGAAGATTATTTTCAAGGAGCTGAATATAAAACCTATGAAGAAGCAGAACTTGCTTGTTTAATTAAATTAATTGAAATTGTTAAAAATAATATACAAAATGAATAAAAATAAATGGAAATTATGGTTTAAAATAATAGCCATAGAAGAACATTGGTTATGGTTAGCATTATTATTTTTAGGAATAATAATTAAACAGTTAATAGATATTGATAATATAATATTTATGTATAAAGAAAAAGATACTGATCAATTCTTTTTAACTGCATTTTTAGCAATACCTATAATATCTTTTATAGTTATATTATTAGGTGTATTAATACCTACATATTTAAAAGTTAAAAATTTTATAAAAGATTGATTATGGAAATATTTATTAAACTTTTATTATGGTTTGGAATATTGCATTATTTTGTTTTAGAAGGTTATAGAGAAGGATGGTATTGGTATTATTCAATGTTATCCAGAAATAGTATTCAATTTAAAGAACCTAGAGGTAACATACATAATGAATTTACAATTCAAAGATGTATAGTATTAATATTTGTTTATTGTTTACTATGGAATCAGGTTAATTGGATAAATGGTTTAATTTTTATGATAGGATTAATAATGTCTATACCATTAGTACATAATGGAATGTATTATATGACCAGATCTTATATAGATAAATCATATGATAAAAATATTATGTCACAATCTAATACTTCTACAGCTAAAACAACTAAATATTTTACACCTAAAGTAAGATTAGTTCTATTTATAGTAGGACATGTAATAATGTTAGTAACTTTAATTAAATAATATGAAAGAAATGATAGATATTAGAAGGGATGTTTTAAATAAATGTTTTGTTGATAAAACATCTATAAAAATATTATTACAAGGTAATAAAGAGTTTATGTTATTAAAACGTGAAGAATTTAAAGCAAAAGCTGTCAAAATATCTAAAAAAGAATTTAAATCTAAATTTGCAGGTAACGATCCGTATAAACTTGTAAGTTATAAATGGGAACCAATTAATTAATAATTATTATGTCAGATATTAGTAAATGTATGGGAACAAATTGCCCTTTAAAAAAAACTTGTTATAGATTTTTAGCTGAGCCTAGTCCTATAAGACAATCTTATTTTTCAATGGTTCCATATAATAAAGAAACAGGTAAATGTGACCATTATTGGCAAAATGTAAAAATGAATAAAAAATGAGTCCAAAAACAGCAGCATTTAAAGTAATAGAAGATAACTTCGGTGTAACTAAACAAGAACTTATTTCTAATAGTAGAAAAGATTATATTATAGAAGCTAAACAAGTATTTATGTATATTTTATATTCTTATAAAAAGAATTTTAATATCAGTCATAGTGTTATAGCCAATTTACTAAATACAGATAGAACTAGTGTTATACACCATTTAAAGCAAGTAGATAACTATATGAGTGTTGATAGTAAATATGCTGAAAATGTAAAAGCTGTTAAAAAAGAATTTGAAACTCTTTGTTTAAATTATGATTTAAGTGATATAGAACAAAGATTAAAAAATTTTAATGAAATTAATAGTAAATACCAATCTGCTGTTTTTGATATAATAGAGGCTTGTAAAGAATTAGAAAATTTAAATAAAATATTAGTATCAGATGAATTTAGACAAGAAAAGAGAACAAATTCAAGACCAAGCTTTACAAGCGTGGATACAGAAGAATAAAAAAGGAACTGTTGAAATAATAACAGGACTTGGTAAGACTATGATAGCTATGAAAGCTATTATGACTATGCCTAAAGGATGTTCAGTATTGTGGTTAGCAGAAACAAATCAAAGATGGAAAGATGTTAAAGATGATATTATAAATTTTAAAAAATTTTATAATATAGATATTTATGAACATGTTGATAAAATAGAAATGTTTTGTTATCAATCTGCTTATAAATGGACTGATAAACATTTTGATATTGTAATTGCTGATGAAATTCACGATGGACTTACATTAGAATATAGTAAATTCTTTTTATATAATACTTATAATTCTATTATAGGTCTTAGTGCTACTATTAATCGTAAAACTGTATATAAAACAGAAAGTGGTGAAGAAATAACTAAAGGAGAACTAATAGATAATATTGCTCCAATATGTTTTAAGTATTCAGTAAACCAAGGTCAAGAAGATGGTACAGCAAGAAAACTTAATATTCATGTAATAAATCATAATTTAGATTTTCAAACAAAAAATGTTTTGGCAGGAAGTAAAACTAAACAATTTTTAACTACTGAAAAAAATAGTTATGATTATTGGGATAATGAATTTAAAAAATCTTTATTTTTACCAGCTAGTATAAAAGAATTTAAATTAAGAGTTACTAGTTCAGCAAGAGCAAGAATATTATACAACTTACCATCTAAAGTCGTAGTAACTAAAAAACTATTAGAAGTATTATCTGATAAAACTATTGTATTTGGTAATAGTATAGAAGCTTTATTACAAGTAACACCAAATGTAATAAGTAGTAAAAATTCTGAACTTAAAAATTCAGATATTAGAAATAAGTTTGATTCAGGTGAATACGATATAATAGGTTCTTTTAAAATGTTAAAGCAAGGAGCAAATTTAAAAGGTCTTACTAATGCTGTTATTATGTCTTATTATTCAGTTGAAAAAGATATAACTCAAATGATAGGTAAACAATTTGCCTAAACCCATTAAATTCGGTGAAACCTAAGTTTTGAAAGACAAATAAGGCAATACCGAGCCAAGCTTCTGATATTTAATCAGTTGAAGGTGTAGAGACTATCCTCGTGAAGAGGAGTACATTAAATATATCAAAATTTAATGGAAAAAGTGGGCATTATATTTTGAGAATAAATAATATATCTCAAGCTTTAAACGGTAAACGTAAAAAGGCTGGCGGATATATTTGGAAATATAGTGAAGATATAGTCCGATCCTTAGAGAAATTTAAGAAAAGTGTAGAGGTTGATAACTCTAATAAAAGCACTTTAAATAATGAGATTGCGTAAAGATGGTAATAAAAATGGTAATGTATTTATATTTGTTACAGCAGGAACAGTAGAAACTAAATGGTTTGCTAAAATGACTGAAAATTTTGAATCTTTTGAATTTATACATCATTATGACACAAATAGTTGCATACAATACCTCAAAAATAATAAAGAAAAAAAGTAATAAACTCAATATTAAAAATACTATAAAACTAGTTAATAGTAAAACAACAATGCTTAATATTAAAAAAGCAAATAAAATTACTAATAATGAATATGATAGTATTTTTAATTTATAAAAATGCAGGTTTATTCTAATATAATATTAACTTTTATTTTTATTTTTGTAATAGCTATCATTTTTGATATATCATTTTATGTAAATAATGACAGATATTTATGTTTTACATACACTATTAGAAAACAACAATTTAATGGTAATTATGTAATAATTCGATATAGCTATAAACTTTTTAAAGTAAAAAATAAAAACAATGAATCACCTTTTTAAAACGGTAATAGACTTTAATTCTCTAATAAATTTAGGACTAACTCCAAATGAATATATTTATCTTTATTTGAAATATCATAAATTAACTCAAATAGATTTAGAGTGGAATTACGAGTGTGATTATGAATCTTTAGAAGAACGTGGTTGGATTAATATATTACCAGATGGTATGGCATTAAGACCTAGAGCAATTAATCTTTTTGAAGAGTCTAATATTGATATTAAATTTTATGAATTTTGGGGGACATATCCTTTAAAAGTACCAAATGATAATGGTGGATATAGGCCTTTAAGAGCTAAAGAAATTACAGCAAGTCAGGCTGTAAAGATTAAAAAAATATATACGTCTTTAATTAAGAAAGAACCTGGATTACACGATAAAGTAATATCTGGGTTAAAGTCTTATATTAAAACGTATAGAAACAAAATGGCTTTTTTAGTAAATATAGAAAAGTTTTTAGATGAAAAAATGTGGGAATTATATGAAGAAGATGTTAATTCTTCAGAAGATAAATTTAGTATAAATGTCTAAATTATTTGAAAGATCTGTAAATAAAGTCAGATCTAATATGAACAATGATATAAATTGTATTCCTTTTGGATTACCTAGATTTCAAAAATTTATTCCAGGTATTCAACAAAAGAAATATTATTTATTGTCAGCTAGTAGCGGTGTTGGTAAAACTCAACTAGCAGATTATATGTTTGTGCATTCTCCATTAGATTTTATTATAAATAATCCTGAATCTGATATAAAAATTAAAATATTTTATTATAGTTTAGAAATGGATAAATTAAGTAAAATACTTAAATGGGCTTGTTTTAAATTATATAAAGATTATGGATTATATACTAATGTAAATCAATTACAATCTATTGGAGAAAATAAATGTAATCAAGAATTATTTGATAAATATTGTGAAACTAGAGATTACTTTGAAGTATTAGAAGATATAATAACAATTCACGATGAAACTATAAATCCTTATGGTATTTATAAAGAATTAAATTCTTATGCTCTAGCTAATGGTAAAGAAGTAAAAAAAGATAAACATATTTTTGATAATTCTACAGGAGAGATAAAAGAAACTATAAAAGTTTTTGATCATTATGTACCTAATAATCCTAATGAATATGTGCTTATAATTATAGACCATATAAGTCTTATTAATACAGAAAAAGGTAAAGATTTACATGAATCTATAACTAAATTAAGTAGTCACGATTTAATAACTCTTAGAAATAGATTTGGCTATATTCCAGTAGTGATTCAACAACAAGCATCTGATAAAGAAAAACAACAATTTACTTTTAAAGGACAATCTATAGAAAGTAAATTAGAGCCTTCTTTAGATGGTTTAGGTGATAATAAACTTACTCAACGTGATGCTAATCTTGTATTAGGTCTTTTTGCACCTAATAGATATGGTATAGAAGAACATAAAGGATATAAAATAACTCAATTACAAGATTATTATAGAAATTTATCTGTTCTTAAAAATCGTGATGGTATTGCTCATATAAATGTTCCTTTATATTTTCACGGTGCTAGTGGATTTTTTAAAGAATATCCAAGAGTTAAAGATATTACAAGAGATCATTATGCTTATGTAGAAAAACAAATTAAAGAAGAATTAGATTTATAATATGAAAGACATAGAACAATTATTATGTAAAGATTTTAAAAAGAATGATTCTGGTAAGCCTCAATTTAGTGATTTACCTCAATTAGCATTATTAGAAACTGTAAAAGCTTTTAACTATGGTGCTAAAAAGTACGATAAATTTAATTATAG